TCCTGAGGCTGTGAACCTAGCAGCAATACGTCGTGAGTGCCGTGGATTGCTGTTCAACAAGGATGGCAGCGTTATGGCTCGTCGTTTGCACAAGTTCTTCAACGTCAATGAGCGTGATGAAACTCAGTTTGGAGTTATCGACTTCTCCAAGCCTCACGTCATCTTAGAGAAGCTTGACGGTTCAATGATTACTCCTGTTGTTACTGATGCTGGTATCCGTTGGGGAACCAAGATGGGTATCACTGACGTTAGCATGGGTGCTGAGCTGTTCGTCGCACATCATCCTCAATATGAGAAGTTTGCTCGCTGGTGTCAGTCTATGCGTTTGACTCCTATATTCGAATGGTGTAGCCGTCGTCAGCGTATTGTTGTGGACTATCCCGAGGATCGTTTGGTTCTAATCGCACTGCGTGGTACTGCGACTGGTGAATATAAGCCATATTGTGATCTGGTAGTGTTGGGTGTTCAATTCAACATTGAAGTAGTAAAGACTTATGAGGGTACTGCTGCTAACATGTCTCACCTTATGGATGAGACTAAGGCTGCTGAAGGCGTTGAAGGTTATATCATCCGCTTTGACGATGGACACATGCTCAAGATCAAAGGCGAGTGGTATCTGCGTATTCACAAGACTAAGGATAACCTCACTCATGAGAAGAACGTCATTGATCTGCTTGTAAACGAGAAGATGGATGATGTTAAGGCTTTCATGATGGATGAGGATCGCCTGCGTGTAAATGAGTTTGAATCTGTTTTTTGGGAAGGGTTTGCTCGTCAGGTCGAAGCATATGACAAGTACTTTGGTATGGTGCTTGCTTCAAAGTTGGATCGTAAGGAATATGCACTGAAGTGGATGCCAACCATTAAGGATCAGGACCCTTTTGCTGCTCAGATTGTCTTTGGCAAGTTTGACGGCAAGGATACTTGGGCTATGATGCTGGACATTGTTCGTAAGCATACTGGTACGCAGACTAAGATCAACACTGTGCGTCATCTTTGGGGTGGGGCACAGTGGAACTATCATTTTAATGGAGACGTATAATGAAGAATAATGACGATATTCGTCCTGATGGCTTACGTCAATCAGATGTAGATTACATAAAACAACAGCATATTAATTTTGCATTGCCTATGTATGATGGAAAAATTTGTGATGCAATTTTAGTATCACTGATACGTTTTGCCATCATATCAAAAGATTTAGGATTTAACTTCAGTATTAATATTGTTAAACACGACAGTATGATTACAAGAACTCGTAATAAACTCGTATCACGGTTTATGATTGATAAACGTGCTACACATATGATTTTTATAGACAGTGATATTGAGTTTCAATCAGAAGATGTTTTAAGACTGCTATTACATAAGCAAGATGTTGTAGGAGGAATTTATCCTCTTAAGACATTACCAATTGATTACGTTATTAATCTTAAGAAAGATCCTAAACATAAAGGGGATCTATTGGAAGTAAACCATATTGGAACTGGTTTTCTTCTTATTAAGAAAACTGTTATTGAAAAGATGATTGAAAATCATCCTGAACTAAAGTACAATGATCTGCTTAGTAATGAAGATGAAAAGCAGTATACATATGCATTTTTTGAAAATTCAATTGATGAAGATGGAATATATCAAACTGAAGATTATACATTTTGCAATTATTGGACAAAATTAGGTGGTAGTGTATTTGCAGATGTAGGTATTGAATTGAATCATATTGGTTCTTTTACATATCCCAGTAACTCCAATCATTTAATTTCGATTATCAATTCTAAAATTGACCAACTAAAATAGAGAAAATCAAATGGAAGATACAACAGATCAAGAATTGTTAGCAAGTGTAAAACGTGAATGTGGTAATTGTCACAAATGTTGTGAAGGCTGGCTCACAGGATTCTCCTATGGTTTTGAATTTAATCAAGGTAGACCTTGTCAGTTTCTATCACATGAACGACACTGTACAATTTATGATCGACGTCCATATGATCCCTGTCAGGCATATCGTTGTGAATGGTTAGCTAATCCATTGGTTCCAGAATGGATGAAACCAAATCATTCAAATGTCATTGTAACTGGTCGCCAATTAAAAGAACATGTATATTGGGATCTAATAGAATGTGGTGAAAAACTAGATAGTTCAATACTCAGCTGGTTTTTTCTTTTTTGTTTAAACAATCAAATTAATCTAGTATATCGTATTAATGGCAGTATAAATTATCTAGCTACACCACAATTTGTTGAAGATTATAAAGAAGCATATGAAGGCGTTTTAAAAACATCAACAGTTGATCAAACTGCAAAGGAATAACTATTATGGTTAAAATTGAAATCAGCAATGAAACAGCAGATTCTCTGATTAGAGATATCCTTGTCAATGATTATCGAAGTTTGATCAATGACATTGCTAAACTAGAATCAAATTTACCAAATCTTAAACCTTTTGAACTTGAAGATCTTGACAATGATCGCACATTCGTTGAAGGTTTTAAAATTATACTGAAGTACTATCTAACCTATGATGAATACACGGAGTTATTCAATGAAACTACAAATTGTCAGTGACCTTCATCTTGAATTTAATAAGGATGTAAGGATTAACAATGCCGGCGCAGACATCCTTTGTCTTGCCGGAGATGTCTGTTTAGCACAGCATCTCCATCGTCATCCAATTAGCAATTATCCTAATAATGTTGAAAACAGTGAAAGCGCCAGCCGCTATCGTCAGTTCTTTGATCAGGTCAGCAAAGAGTTTGATCGAGTGCTTTACATTATGGGCAACCACGAGCATTACAGCGGACGATGGAATGAAACTGCTAATCGACTTAGAGAAGCATTAGATCCATGGCCTAATATTACTCTTATGGATGATCTATGGCTTAACTTTGGCGATATTCGCATTGTTGGTACTACTCTTTGGACTGACATGAACAAAGGTGATCCACTTACCCTAATGCATATCAAAAATATGATGAATGATTTCCACGTTGTTACAATTGAACGCAATGGAGTTTATCATAAACTGCGTCCAGTTGATACTATGGAAGCACACGTTCGTGCAGTGGAAACAATTAAGCTTGCCGCAGAAACATGGGATGGAAAAGTAGTTGTTCTTGGGCATCACAGTCCAACACATCAAAGTATTCATGAAATCTATCTCAATGATACACTTATGAATGGTGGATACTGTAGTGAGTTAAGTGATTATATCTTAAGTCAAGATAAGATCAAACTTTGGATACATGGACATACACACCACAACTTTGACTATATGGTTGGGAATTGTAGAGTTGTTTGTAACCCACATGGATATCATAAAGAAAATCTAAAAGACTTTAATCCTAATTTAGTAATAGATGTATAATCTACAGAATAAGTTAGATCTAACAAAAGACGAAGCAGTTGTTCATATGCAGGTGCTTCGTCGTGAAATCAATATACTTAAAAGCCGTATTACTATGCATGACAGCGGGCATCTTTATACAACCATTAATGTGTTAGAAGAACGCTGCGGTGAGTGTATGAAGATCATATTTGCTGAGGACACTATTTTTCACTAAATATATTTTTACTGAGAGATCATCCATGCGCCTTATTGATATTTTTGAAGAAAAACTTGACGAAGTGAACATGAGTCCCGGCGCATTAGCTGACTTTGCTAAAACACCCTTTGCTCAATCAATGACTGCTGGATTTGAAGCAGAACTTGTTATTCCTGATGCACAGGGCGGCGACGACGGTGATATTGAGCCAGACTATGATGCAGATATTCGTTGTACCAGCACTCAAGATATTCGTGATTTCTTCCAAGGTGATTACAACGGGCGTCGTGATGTTGATCGTGCCATTGAACAAATTGATGAAGAGTTCTTTGAATATGCTGATGAAAAGATCAGAGATGAATTTGAAGAAAATGAACAAGATGATATGATCCGTGAAATTCTAAAGGATAATGGAAAAACTCCTGAAGAAATTGAAGAAATCATGTCTTTAGAAGACAAAAGATATAACAGAGATTATCAAAATGCATATGAGCAAGCTTGGGAAGATTATAGAGACGGAGCAAGTTACGATGAATATGTAAGGGGATTCTTTCGTCTTTATTATCCAAATATGAGTGATGTTGCCAATTCAGTTAATTTAGATTGGCCTGCTTGGACAAACGGCAGCAGCGGTGAAGGCGAAACAGCAGAAGAAATTGCCAGAGATATTGCTTCTAATATTGGTATGCCAGTTAAAGCCAGCGGCGGATATCATGGTACAAAGCGTGGCACAGGATTCTTTATTCTTGAACCAGACAGCAGTATTGAGTCAGACGATGGAGAAGCAGGTCTTGAGCTTGTAAGTCCTCCAATGCCTTTAGCACAATGCTTGGAATACTTAGACAAAGTATTTGCCTGGGCAGACAGCAGAGGTTGTAGAACTAATAGTTCAACTGGTTTTCATATGGGAATCAGTATTCCTGATCAGTCAAGAGAGAATGTAGATCATCTCAAATTTACATTGTTTCTCGGTGATGACTATGTTCTTAAGCAGTTTGGCAGAGAATCAAACTCATATGCTAAGAGCATGATGAAGGAGATGACTCAGAAATTAAAAAATCTAAGTGCTGGATCTGGCAGAATGGATGCTGAAGGTATGCTACGGGCTTTTAAAGATGGCTTAAATTCATCTGCTGCTAAGTTCGTAAAAACATCATTGACTACTACTCATGATCGTTATGTAACTGTTAATATCAAAGACAAGTATATCGAAGTTCGTAGTGCTGGTGGTGATTACTTAGGTGACTTACCTAAGATTAAGAACACATTGCTACGTTATGTTCGTGCTATGGGACTTGCTGCTGATCCTGAAGCAGAAAAACAGGAATATGCTAAGAAGTTGTACAAGTTTCTAAGTCCAATGGTTCGCGGTGATGAAGACATCATTAAGTATTTCACACAGTTTAGTGCTGGTACATTACCCTCTACTGCTCTTAAGAGTTTTATTAGACAAGCACAGATGAAACGTAAAGGTGCAAATGCTCCTCCTAAAGAAGATTCGATCGGTGAAGGTCCAAATCTATATCGTTTCATAATTCAAGATCTCGAATCTGAAAAAATGCATGATGTGCTAGTTCGTGGTACTAGTCGTCGTGATGCGATGGCAACAGTCAGAGGTGAAGAAGGCGGCTTTGATGAAGCATCATGGAATATCTTTAAGATTGAAGATGTTGATGTAACTGATAATAGTGCCGCAAGAGCACAAGCACAGGCCAGCGCACTTTCATCCGGTCTCTACAGAATTACCAATAATGAAGGTGGATACATAGGAACTATAACTTCTGACAATGCTATGGACGCTTATACTCAGGCTTACCAACGATTACGAGCAGCGGGATTGGAAAATAGCTCATGGAGATTAATAGCACCTGGGGGACGACAGATATATCCAGACCCCGCATTTGGTCCAACAGCATCAAATCAGAATAGAAGAGAAACTGATGACATTCCAGAACTTCCCGGCGAGTTTGTAGCAGATCCAATGGCCAACGCACAGACATATATCATCAAATATATCGATCCAGACGGTGCTGTTCAACGTACTGCTATAGATGCTAATAGTGCTGATCAAGCACGTCAGTGGTTTCAAGCTAATCACCCAAGAACATATAATATCACTGATGTTTACAGACATACTGCTTAATTCATTGACATTGTCTGCATAAACCTGTATAAAAGCACATAGGAGTTTTGTAATGCAAGCACAAGTAACAGCAACCTCTGAGAATTACAGCCTTGATACTATGATACGATATGCTTTCCATTACGAAGTTCAAAATAACCTCCAAACCAAATCAAACCAAAATGATCCCGAATTGAAAACGGTGATTGAGTATATGCAGCGTCGAATTGACGAAATTGCTAAGAAATACAAGTAACAATTTTTGTTACAATTTTTCCAGTTGACGGCTACTCATTATATGCTATACTCATAATGTGAGTTGAGCGTGGGGCTCAACTACTAAAAATGGAGTAGTAAAAATGGATAAGGTTTTTAGTGTTGCAGGTGTTTCTACGCTCAATGGTGTTGTAAAGTATCGGTTTGCTAATGCGCTGGCAAAGCGTGAAGCTATTCTTCGCAAGGGTAATCATACTGCAATCAAGTTGATTGAGCTTCCAAATCCTATGACTAAGGAAGCTGCTGTTGCATTTATTGAAGCAAATGCTGATTTTGACGGTCTGCGTCCAACTGTTGAGGCTAAGACTGTAAAGACGGTTCTTGGCATTCCAGTTAAGGATAAGAAGGCTGCTGTAAAGGCAGCGTAATACGAATCAAATTCGTAATGCTCAAACTGGGGGCTTTATGCCCCCTATTTTTTTGACTAAATATATTTGCGATTCACGGGATTGCCGTCCCCAATCGCTCTATTGCTAACAGGAGCAACAGCAAATGTATTTACAAAACAAATATACCCGTTGGTATTATCAGATTATTTCTCGAGCACAACTAAGAAAAGTTAGTATTAACCGACGATTATCTAATATGTTTGCTTTTACTTGCCCACATTGTAGTAAAATTGGCAAGGGAAAATCAAATTATTTGAGATGGCATGGCGATAATTGTAAAAAGAAAGATCTATAAATATAATATAGGAGATGTGCTTTGGGAAGAATTAGTCTATGGAAAGAAGGGCAGCACTCCGCTGATTACAAATTTTTCGACAACCGTATCAGAGAAATGTTTACTGCTGGCGGCGTAGGTATACACATTCATAAGCTATTGGGACTTGATATTAACTCAGCTAAAGAAGGCGATGCTACTCAACCACAATATCTAAATGAAAGTGAAAAGAACATACAGGATCTATTGTTTCTTGAAAACAGAGATCGCAAATATGAACCTGACATTTATAAGCTACGTGGACACTATACATTAAATGACAATGATTTTAATCTCAGCCAATTTGGAATGTTTTTAAACAACGACACACTGTTCATCACTTTCCATATCAATGATATGATTGAACGTATTGGTCGCAAGCTTGTACCCGGCGATGTTTTAGAAATGCCAAATATGAAAGATTATTGGCCATTAGACGGTGATATCCCAGCTAGTCTTAAAAAGTTTTATGTTGTTAACGAAATACTTCGTGCTGCTGAGGGATATAGTCAAACATGGTGGCCTCATCTTTATCGTGTTCGTGCTATACCAATGGTAGACAGTCAAGAATACAAACAAATACTTGATCAGGCTGCAACAGAAGATGGTAGCAGTGATTCAACATTGCGAGATATTCTTGCTCCATATCTCAAAAATCTTGAACTAAATGATGCTATTGTAACTCAAGCTGAACGTGATGTTCCACTTAGTGGATTTAACACTGATCGATTATTTGTACTGCCAGTAGATGCAAATGGAGTCAGTGTTTACAATTATATCAGCAGTAATGGCAATATCAGTAGTTCTAGTACAACTGTTGATCATGCTGCTAAACAAAGTGATAGCATCAGTGAGCCAGGCAATCTAAGTCCTGTAAGTGATGGTAATACATCAACTCAAATTGGATTACTAACTTCTAATGTTGATGCAAATACTATGAGCTTATCATCAGTTGAGAATTTACCAAACACTCCAACTCGCAATGTATTAACATATCTCATGGGCAGCGAAACTGCACCAAATGGATTCAGTGTTAGAAGTCTTACTTACTTTCCAGAGAATCCCAAAGTTGGTGAATATCTATTGAGAACTGACTATTTGCCAAATGTACTGTTCCGTTGGGATGGCAGCAGATGGAATACAGTAAATGAAGTCAAGAGAGCTAAACTTACTGGAAACAGTGATCAAACACATGTTGGTTCATTTGTTAATAATACAGCAAAAACAAAATTAAGCAGTGGCGTTGTCATCGACCAAAGACAAGCTTTAAGTAAAATATTTTCACCAAAGAGTGATTTTTAAGGACTATCATGAGTCAATTTTTTTATGATGCTCAAATACGCAGATTCGTTCTTCAATTTATTAGATACTTTAGTCAGTATCAAGTTGAATACGGACGAGATCAAAATGATAACATTATCTATTATACTGTTCCAGTTCGCTATGCTGACACAAATCATCATGTCAGTGCCATTTTAAACAATAACAGCGAAAATACTCTACGTAGTATACCAATGATGGTAGCTTATATCACTGATTTAAAGTATCACAGAGAACATATTGCTGATCCAACTTATACTGAAAAAAGAGTGATCAGAGAACGTGCAACTGATCCCATAACTGGTGAACTTAAAACTTATCAAAAAAATGTTGTTACAGTTGAACGTCATATGCCAGTGCCATATACGTTAATATTGAAGTTAGACATACTGACAAAAAGTATGGAGCATAAATTACAATTATTAGAACAAATATTGCCATGGTTCAATCCCAGTCGTGAAATTCAAAATACAGACAACTATATTGATTGGACCAGCGTTACATATTGCACTTTAACTGATTTAAATTTTACCAGTAGATCTATTCCCATTGGAACTGAAGATCCATTGGATGTTTGTACTATAACTTTTGAAATACACTTGTACCTTACCTTGCCTGCTAAAGTTAAAAAACTTAATGCTGTCAGCAGTATTGTTGCAAGCTTGTATGATGCTCAAGGAAATCTAGCACAGGCAATCACTGATCAAGTTATACTACTACAAAATCGTCAATGGTTTACACCTAGTGGGTATGATACCATAGTTTATCGTGATCCAGCAGCTGATACATATAAAATTATTCTCAGTAAATTAGAAAAGCCAGGATCAAATCCAGACGTTGATATTCCATCTTCATTAACTGCTCCAGTAGAATGGCGTAGTATTATCAGTTATATAGGTGAAATATCCAATGGCATTAGTTTAATGGCTTTTGTCAATGAGTCAAACGGAAACACAGTAGTTGGAACTATTAGTTACGATCCAACTGATGATACTGTGTTGTTATTTGATGTTGATTCAGCAACTATTCCCTCTAATACACTTGACCCAGTCAATAATATAATAAATCCACTGACCAGTGCGCCAGGACTTAATTTACCGGCAGCAGCAGCAGGTCAGCGATATTTGATTATCAACAATAACATAGGTAACGTATTAGCTGATCCAGCAAGTCATCCTAGTGCTTGGCGCAATGCTGACAGTTCACCAGTATATGCTAATGCAAATGACATTATAGAATATGATGGATCTAAATGGAATGTTGTATTCGACAGTGTAAATTCAGGAACTCAGTCTTTAGAATATATAACTAACTTATACAGTGGAATTCAACTAAGATGGTTAGATCAAGCATGGACAAAAAGCTGGGAAGGCGTTTACAAGGAAGGCCTGTGGCTGCTGGTAATATAAAACTTTTTACAGCATGTGGAGCGTTATTACTGGCAAATAAAACTAAACGAACACTTTTTCTACTCAGAGACAATGATACTCATTCAAACACTTGGGGTTTAGTCGGGGGAAGAGTAGAAGAAGATGAGTCAGTCATTGAAGCACTGCATCGAGAAATAAAAGAAGAAATTGGGTACAGCTTACATTTGAATAAGACTATTCCATTGGAATTATTTAAAAGTGATGATGGCAATTTTGAATATCACACATTTGTTTGTTTAATAGACGACGAGTTTATTCCAAACTTAAGTGATGAGCATAAAGGCTATTGTTGGTGTGCTGTTGACAGTTTTCCAAAGCCATTACATCCTGGATTGTATAGTAGTTTAAACAATGTTGAAATTCAAAGTAAATTAAAAACAGTGAAAGATATATTAGAATTTAATTAAACTATTGGCTGTTTTTTTATGATATTAACAAGTCTAGAATTAGGTTCAATTGCTATGAATTCATGAGCTTTGCCAGGTTCCCAATCTATAACATCACCTGTTTTAGTTATCATATCCCAATCATCCCCAATTACTTTAAATGCGCCTCTGGCTACAATGCTAAAATGAACATCATCTTCAGTGTGATTATGCATAGGTAGAATATCATCTATTTCAGGAAAATCGTAAATGGCTGTATTAATTTTACCAAATTTTCGAACAGTTACTTTCATCATGTTATATAATCTCTGGCGGTTGTCCATCAAGTATTGGTACAATTTCTAACCATGATAAAGAATTTTCATCCCAACGGTATTTTTTACCATCCGATGGCATTGGAACTGGTGCTGTCCATCTACCATTTTCAAATATCCAAGACGGAAATGGCGATGTTGGAGTTTTATCTGCCCAGGATACTGTTTCTTCATTCCACACATAGGCTTTAGTATTACGATCTTCCGGAGGGTCAATTGGCGCTTTATACCTGCAGGTATCTTCATCTAAAATCCAAGAAGTAAAAGGTCCTTCACTCATTCTAAAAGCATTACGAGTTTCATCGTATATTTGACCTATTATAGCATAATTTTTTCGAAACGAAGCATTGTAACTAGTTTGAACCCATCTAGTGTCTTGACCTAATAAATTTTTACAAAATTCTATTCCAATAGCTTCGTTTTCAATACTGTTGCTATCTAATATATCATTATTATCAACTTTTATTACATTAATAACAACATTATTCTCATCGAGTTGTGCAAAATGAGCCATTTAAATTTCCTAATTTATATTCGAGTTAAATTTCCGGAACTAGTAAAAACATGAGTAGTGTAACCACCAGACGTAGTTACAGTTCCACCAGTAAATTTTGCTGTTCCAGCATAACGAATTACTACAGCACCTGAACCACCTGATCCTCCTTGAAGGTTGGTGCCACCGCCGCCACTACCGGATCCAGCATATCCATTCCCAGCAGTACCAAATACAGCACCATCTCCGCCAAGGCTGCTACTTCCGCCTGCACCGGCAGACATTAGGCCACCGCCGCCTCCGCCTGCTGAATAATAACTTCCATATAATGTTGCAGCCGCGCCGCCGGCGCCGCCACGATCATAGTAATTATATCCGCAACAATAAGTTGATTCAATATAGCCATCACCACCAACGCCGCCATAGCCACCTCCGCCACCAGCAGCACCTGACGACCCAGTGGGAGATGCACCGCTGCCTGCGCCGCCATGTAAACCTTGAAAACCATATGCATTACTATAGGAAGTATAATTGCCACCGGATCCACCGGAACTTCCAGTGCCGCCGCCGCCGACCGCTTCCCATCTACCGCCTTTGCCGCCGCCTGTGCCGGTGGTTCCATTAAATGTTGTATTTCCGCCGTTGCTAGCAAGAGTTACTGTGTATCCACCTGCTCCCCCGCCGCCAATTACAACTGCGTAACTGCTGTTAGATAATGTATTATTAAGGGAACCATTTATTCCGCCGCCGCCGCCACCACCACCATAATCAGTTTGTGGATAACTTCCAGAGCCGCTGCCGCCGCCGCCACCACCTCCAATACAATAATAATCAACGCCGGTAACTGGAGTTAATGCACTTTTGCTATATCCGCTAGACATACTGATAGCACCGGAAGATACACTAAACAATGTTCTTACAACAGAATCACCTAATCCAATTTGTGTAGTTGCACTTTGGCCTAATTCTAAGTTAACAGATTGACCTGAGGTACTGCCACCTAAACTAATTGCACCGGAAGAATTTAATGTCACTTAATTTTACCTTCTAACCTATCAACTTTGTCGCTAAGTTCCTTAATTGCTTCAATT